GACATGGACAGGTATCGGAGTTCTGAACGGTACTACTGTTGGCACAGATAACCATCTTGTTGCGCTGTACGGCACAAATGGTGCATTGATTGCAAACTCTGCTGTAGCTGGTGCAGTTTCTGCTGGTGCATCGGTAATGCAGAACCGTGCATTTACCGCGCCTGCAACCTTGGTTCCTGGCCGTTATTTCCTCGGTGTACAGTCTAACGGTACAACCGCTACTCTGCGACATTTGGCCGCTGCTAACGGCGCAAATGCAAGCACTGGTGCACAAGCAGGTACATTTGGCACTGTTCCAAGCACTCTGACAACTGTTCCGACCACGTTTACAGACGTGCAGGGACCCATAGCGCAATTATATGTTTGAGTAGTTTGATTCCTCTTCCCGATTAGCAATAGTCGGGAACTGGAAACAAACTTTATCACCTGTTCGGCATCGTATTGATACGCCCCGAATAGCCCTCAAGGAGTCATGATGACAACCGCCCTCGACATTATCACGGACTCATACCTCGAACTTGGAGTCATTTCAGAAGGCGAGACTCCAGACGCATCCATGACCAGTAGCGGCCTGCGAACTCTGAACCGCTTGATGGACTATCTGAGCAATGGAAAAGACTTCGCGTTTTATCCTGCGCTACTTCAGCAAGCATTGACCGGCGAAGCATCATTTACGATTGGCGCATCAGGCGCAGACCTTACAGCAACCCGCCCAATCAGCATCGAGACTGCATATGTAACACGAGATGGAGTAAATCAAGACGTGCGAGTGTTGGACAACGTTCTTTGGGACAGCATCACAACACCGGGAACAACAGGCGGAGACACAGTTTATATCTGGTATGAAGCTACCATGCCAAACGGTATTGTCCACGTATACCCATTGGCTACCGGATGCACATTGAGCATGAGGGTGATAACCCAAGTAGCCACATTCGCAACTACTGCAACAGTATTGTCATTGCCGCCAGGATACGAAGAGTGCTTGGTGAGTAATCTTGCTGTTAGGCTCAAACCAAAATACCCAACTGTCAAACTCGACCCTGTAACTGTTCAATACGCTCGATCATCTTTGAGAGCGATTCGACAGCAAAATAGCTCAGTGCCAACATTAGCACTCCCTAATGCTGTAATTGGTCGCAGAGGGTATTCTCACGCAGATTTTTTGGCTGGTGGATGATTGAATGATATTAACTACCTTTATTGGCGGGGCCGACACCCAGCGCAGCCTGAATCACGAAGATTCGCGCTGTATCAACCTATATCCTACGCTTAACGACAAGGGTGATATTGCCGCATTCTACGGAACGCCAGGACTCACTTTGGAAGTGACGAATCCCGGCAGTGCTGTTGGTAGCGGAATCTACACAGCATCAAATGGCAGATGCTTTGAAGTGGCCGGAACCACACTTTACGAACTCACAGAATCAGGCGGTGTAATCTCTACCACAAGTCGCGGGACTGTGACTGTTGGGAATCCTATCTATCGAATGAGTGACAACGGAATCGAGATGATTCTGGTAAACGGTACTGATGGATGGATATTCACATTCTCTGATAACTCGTTAATCAAGATTAAGGTAGCCACTGCTGACTTCACAGTGACTATTGCTGACCCTGCTGTGTTTACCGCTGTAGCGCATGGATTGGTTGCTGGTGATGGGATTAGATTGACTTCGACTACTGGGAATGTGCTGTCTGATAGCTTGCTGTCTGCGATGACTCCTGAATCTATATCCGCTGGAAGTGGCGCAGTAAAAGTAGCAGTAGCACCAAGCGGTGATTACGCATATGCGAGTTTATTTAATACTAAACTTGTCGGATGGGATACAGTTGCAGATATATGGCCTGCTTTTAGCCAATATTCGATAGGGACTAATAATTCTCTATCTCCATTAAGCCCTCCAGTTGTGTATTTTTTACCTTTGCCTGCTGCGACATATTATGACTTTGGCGCATATGCAAATGAGATTGACATTTCATCAGATGGAACAAGCTTGTATTTGTCATGCGTTATTTATAATAGTAGGCAATATGCGGCAGATCCAGCACCTAATAACTCGTATTATTCTGGGATAGCTTACTTTTTTGTAGACTTGGCAACAGGCGAATTAACACTGCAAAAATATTATTATGCAGGAGTTGGTTCGAGAACTACAATCCATCGCGCTACAGGAATAAAAGTTTCTCCAGACGACGCTTTCGTATACGTTGCGAATGACGCAGATAGTATTTATCAATTCGAGCGTTCAGCTATTACTGGAGAATTAACACCGCTAACACCAGCTTCTACAGCTTGCGCAGGTGAGCCGCAAGAAATAGTAATTTCAGACGATGGACTATTTGCTTATGTAAGCTGCAAATCTGACAATACGATTAAGAGGTTTGACGTTCTTGCGTCTGGTGTTTTGGACGTAACGACAATGGCATCAGTTTCCTGCGGAGGAATTGACCCTATCGGATTAACTCTTTCACCAGACACCGATAATCCGCACCTGTACGTTGTAAATAGCTCGTCTGGAAATGTCGCGATGTTTAGCAGAAATGCCACTACAGGCGCGTTGACTGCTCTTTCTACCGCAACTGTGGTAACAGGTACTAATCCTCAAAAGATTATTTGCACTGCTGAATCGGCATATGTAACAAACGTAGGGGGAAATACAGTTTCCCAATTTATCAGGGACGCTTCAACAGGAATATTGTCTGTTCTTTCCTCACCTACAATTGATGCAGGCTCTGTACCAACAGGCATTGCTATTGCACCAGATGGTGATTCTGTTTATGTTGTTAGCTATGGATTTTCAAGCATATATCAATATGAAAGAAACGGTACAACTTATGAAGTTGGCCTACCAACCGGCCTAGATGAAACAACCACCTATTACGTTCTATCCGCAGGACTAACAGCAGACGCATTCAGAGTAAGTTTAACTGCTGGAGGTGCTGCCATATCAACATCAGGTCAACAGGCCGGTGTGCATACCTATACCACTCTTGGCTATGGATTCCCTGAAGGATGCAAGACTATCACCTATGTAAATGGGAGATTCTTCGCTTGCGAGAATGGAACACAGAACCTGTTCTGTTCTGAAGTGCTGGATGGTAAATGGTGGGATCCTCTGAACGTACAGACTGTTGACTCCAGCCCAGACAATGTGATTGGTGAAATCGCCTCTCATGGTGAATTGATCGTATTCGGGCCAGATTCAGGCGAGATACTTTATGACTCAGGAACAGTCCCCACTCCATTCGTGCGCCGCGAAGCCTTCGAGGTTGGTTGTGTTTCTCCCTACTCAATCTGCAAGATCGACAATCAAGTATTTTGGCTGGGTGGAAATAAGAACGGCGACGGGATTGTTTACAAGCTGCAAGGATACTCAGCGGTAAGAGCTTCCAAACACTCGCAAGAAACCGACATTCAAGGCATGACAGACATTAGCGATGCTCGCGGGTTCGTGTATCAGCAAGACGGGCATCACTTTTACTGCCTGAGTTTTCCTACTGGTGACAAGACGTACTGCCTCGACATAAATACCGGACTGTGGCATGAACGGGCTAATTTTGCTGCTGGTGTGTTTAGCCGTTGGGTAGCTCAAGAGCACGCATTCTTTGCTAAAAAGCATCTTGTTTTATCCTACGCTGACGGAAAGATATACAGCATCGACCCGACAGCTTACACATACGGCACTGAGGATAGAAAGTGGCTGCGCTCGTTCAAAGTTCCAACATCGAACATGGAGCGTCAACGCCACTCCAAACTTCAGCTTCATTGCGAGGCTGGGGTAGGTTTGACAGGTGGCGACGAACCAACAGTAATGCTGAGATGGTCAGACGATGGCGGGCACACTTGGTCAAACGAGGCATGGAGGTCTATAGGCGTAGGTTCGACTGGAGAGTATGCAAAGCGCGTTATCTGGTGGAATTTAGGTCTTACAAAAGGCCAGCCTAGGATATACGAGCTGTCAGGAACAGCCGCCGTTAGCGTAACTCTTATCGCAATTCACCTCGAATAATTGTGCTAGAATAGCAAGCACTAACTTGGGCTAAAACTTATGAAAAACGCACTCCAAGCAATCGAAGAGCATAAAAGCATCGACGAGATCGAGCAGATCATGCTGACTCTTCCGCAGGTCGATTGTCCGGTTATTCATAAGTTTGGTGAAGGGATTTATATCCGTGAGTTGCATATGGCTGCTGGAACCATAGCCATAGGTCATTTGCAGCGTTTCAACCACTTCAACGTATTCCTGCATGGCAAGGTAATGATGCTTAATTCAGACGGTTCTAAGACTGTTTTGACTGCCCCATTGACATTCTTTGCTGATCCGGGACGAAAGGTTGGGTATGTGATTGAGCCGTTGGTATGGCAGAACATCTATCCTAATCCAGACAACGAAACAGATATTGAAAAGCTGGAAGAAAGATGGATGATTAAAAGCGACTCATGGAAACAGCATAACGAACTTATCCAAGGAATGAAAACGCTTGAATCTGAAGTAGACCGGCAAGACTTCCATGATGCTTTGATTGAAATCGGAGTAAGCGAAGAGCTTGTAAAAGAGCAATCAGAAAATGAGGATGACCAAGTAACGTTTGTGAATAATCGCGTGATGACTTCTGACTCTCCAATTCACGGTAAAGGGTTATTTGCTACATGCCCTATCAACGCGAGAGAAGTAATCGTACCAGCAAGAATAAACGGACTTCGCACACAAGCTGGACGATATACAAACCATTCTGCTAATCCAAATGCGCAGATGAGAAAATACGCAGACGGGAATATTGATCTTGTTGCTATCCGCAATATTCATGGTTGCAAAGGTGGAGAGCTAGGTGAAGAGATTACGGTTGATTACCGTCAAGCATATCAAGAGAATTTAAGGATTGGAGGTACACCATGTCTGGAGTAGCCGTAGCAGGATTAGCAGTAGGAGCGTATAGCGCAGATCGACAAGCAGACACTGCAAGTGATACAGCAGAAGGCCAACAGCGAGCAACCGATTTATCTCTAGCTGAGATGGCAAGGCAAGACCTGCTTAATCAAAACCGCATGTATCCGTACCTTCAAGGAGGGCAAGCGGCATGGGACGAACAGCTTGCATTGATGGGAATCAGCGGAGACACAGAAGCCGCTAATCGTGCGCTTATGGAATCTCCCGGATATAAATTCGGCCTTGAGTCTGGAGAGCGAAGCCTAGCTGCTGGAACTGCTGCGCGTGGTGGTATGGGTAGCGGTAAGGCCATGACTGCTGCGAATCAATGGGGTCAAGACTACGCAACAGGGCAGCGATCAAACAGATTGGCTGAGCTGTCTAACGTGTCTGGAGTTGGATTTAGTGCCAGTAAGAATCTAGGTTCGACTGGTGCTAATTATGCAAGCAACTACGGAAATCTGTTGACCGGAAATGCAAATGCACAAGGAGCTGCTGGAATCGCCGGAGAGAATGCGCGGCAGTCTGGATTGCTTGGTGGTGCGCAGTTTGGATTGAACCTGTACGACTACATGAACCGTCCAAATCAAAACCAGTGGACAACAGATTACAGTATCCCAATGACATCATACGACTTGTAAGGGGTAAATCATGGCAACACTTGACCCATCTATCTACAACCAAGTTGGCCGCGTCAACATGGGAGCTGGATTGTCTGACATTTTGAACGAGCAGCGCGCAAGAGAAGCGCAGGCAGAACAACGCCAGAACACTTTAGCGGCGATGGCTATGCAGCAAGAAGATCGTCAAATGTCATTGGCAGATCGCGCAGCACAGCAACAAGCAGCGCAGCTAAGAAGCCAGCAAGATGCTGGCAAAAGCCTGAACATGTGGCTGGCAAATGCTATGCAATCAGGCCGACCTATCGAAGAAGTATTGCCTGAAGCTATCGCAAAAGGTGCAGAGTACAGAATCGACCCAGAGCGCACAACGAAACACGTTCAGAGTGTTTATGCAAGCGGTGCTACCCCGCAGGATAGGGCTATGTCAGCGGCTGCGCAAGCTATGCCTGAAAAGTATACTGAGAGATTGCTTACACCACCAAAGGCAGAAAGAACCTATACCAAGGAAGTGATTGGGCCTGATGGTAAGCCGATTATTGTGAGCGAGGCTGAATCTTTGGGTATGGCTCCATATAAGCCAGCAGCTCCAGTTTCAGACGTAGCGCAAAAGCGGCTTGATCTTGAGCGAGAAAAGTTTGAATTCCTGAAGAAAAATCCAGCAATTGCAAAGCAAGAAGGATGGAAATACGACGCAGGTTCTGACACGTGGGTTCAACCTCCTACGCAAGAGTTCCCACAAGGTCGCGCAACTCAATCTGCTGGTAAAACAGGGGCTGTTCAGAACTTTGAAGCTCTTGCGTTTGAAATGCTTGGAGATGACAAGACTCCTGGATTGGTTGATAAAGTACAATCAGGCGGAACTCTTGGAGTGTTTGGTAAATTGGCCCCTGTAACGGATAAAGATAACTTTGACAACTTCAACAATATCCGCGAATCAATGTCAACCGAATATCGCAAGATATTCAGGATACCCGGCGAAGGTGCTTTGTCTGACAAAGAACAGGCACAGTATGGCGTACAGCTTCCGTCCACGAATTACAACGCATCAGTAAACAGGGATATTGTTAAACGTGGCATGTTGAGGATTAAAAACGCCATGCAAGAAGGAAATAACCCGTTAATTGGACGTGAACGAGTAGCGACGGCTTACGAAAGCGACGACGCTGAAGCGGTAGCGTGGGCGCAGGCCAATCCCAATGATCCTCGCGCAGCGCAAATAATGTCCCTTCACGGGAGGTAATCATGGCATTTGATCCAGATCAATATCTATCGAGTAAAAAGCCTAAATCTGCGTTTGACCCAGATGCGTATCTGGCGAGCAAATCCCAAGAACAGCCGCAAGAACTTAGTGCAATCGACCAGATAAAGCGCGGTGCAATAAATACCGGCAAAGGGTTGGTTGCTGGTGCTGCCGATATTGGCGCAACACTGATGACTCCATTCGATGCACTTGGCATGACAGGCCGCACAACTGCTGAGCGCAGGCAGGCAATAAACGAATTTGCTGGTGATTCTGGCGTATCTCAAACTGGGCGCGTATTGTCAAACATTGCCGGAACCGCCGGTATTGGGAACGTGCTGGCAAAAGGCGCGCAGAAAATAGCACCTATGGCTCCTGAAATTGCCGCTTCGTTGCGTAGTGGCGGGCTGACTACTGGCGCACCTACCGCAAGAGCTTTAAGCGCCCAAGGAGTGCAAAACGCAGCTACTCGCGTGGCTGGCGGTGCTGTGTCTGGCGCTGCGATGGCTGGCGCAATAAATCCTGAAGATGCTGGAACTGGTGCGGTTATTGGTGGGGCTATTCCTATTGTTGGGAAAGTAGCTGGAGAAGCCGGAAAAAGTATAGGTAAAGCATTTACCGCATCACCTGAAGTATCACAGCTTGCGCAAAAAGCGAAAGAGCTTGGTATCGAGATACCTGCTGACAGATTGGCAAACAGCAAGATGCTTGATGCGACTGCCGCATCGTTGAATTATGTCCCGTTCTCAGGCCGGATTGCGACTGAAACAAAGATGAACGACCAGATCAAAACGGCGCTTTCAAAAACATTCGGAGAGAATACGCCACATCTATCGAAAGACTTGATTGCCAAAACACAAGCGAAGTTGGGTAAGGGATTCGATGAATTCCTGACAACAAACAAGATCAAGGTAGATCAGCAATTGTGGGACGATTTGCAGGGCAATCTTGCCAAGGCAAAGAACGAACTTTCTGCTGATAATTACCGCGTCGTAGAAAATCAAGTTAAAGACTTGTGGGACAAGATCGACGGTGGAATGATCGACGGACAAGCTGCTTACAACGTTAAAAAAACACTTGATCGGCTTGGCAAGGGAAATGGCAATGAAGCTTTTCACGCGAAGCAAGTACGCGACTCGCTTATGAATAGTGTTTTGCGCTCAACCACGCCAGACGAAGCATCCGCATTTACCGAGCTGAAGCGTAAATATGCGAACCTGAAAGCGGTTGAAAAACTTGCTGGAAATACTGCCGAAGGTGATATTTCAATGGCTCGGCTTGGAAATCTCGACAGCCGCAATCCTGAAGTGTCAGACATTGCAAAAATAGCCGCGACATTCGCAAAGGGTAGAGAAAGCCCTCACGGTGCTATGCAGCGGGTGACTATCGGCGGTGGTGTTACTGCGCTTGGTGGTGGGTTGGCTGCTGGTATTGCAGCCCCTGTAGCGGTTGGCCTGACTGGTGGCAGGCTGGCTAATATGGCGTTGAATAGCGATGCATTGAAGAGACTGATAGTTTCGCAACCGCAAAACGGGAACAGATTGGCTGACTTGCTTGCTAACCCTGCTGTAAGAGCTATCCCGCAAGCACTTCAATCAAGATAACCAAATAGCCCAGCGAAGAACGACATGACAGCGAAAGCGATCAATTTTAGCAGCATGAAGTCTATAAAATCCATGCGTAATGATAGCACATACTCACTATGCGAGGTAAAAGCATGGCTATACTAAGTACAATACGGCACAGATTTTGGAACAATGACGGTACTGTTGCTTCAGGTGGCAAGGTGTACGTCTACGAACCCGGAACTACCACGCTAAAAAATAGTTGGACTGATTCAACGCAAGCCAGCGAAAACACAAATCCTGTAATACTTGACGCAAAAGGTGAAGCCGATATTTGGACAAGCGGACTGTGCAAGATTAATGTTTTGCAGTCAGACGATGTTCAAGTTACCGGATACCCTGTTGATTATGTCGGAGGTGGACAGACTAGCTACGACATAGCTGGATTTCTCTCAGGAAAGCCTGCAAACAGCGAAATTGTACTCAGGCTACCTATGGTAATGGCTGTTACATTTGACGTGAATTTCAGCGGTTCAAGAGGTACTGCTAGTGTTGCTGCTACTGCTTCGACTACTTACACAATATCCCGGATAGCAGGTGCAATAACTACACAAATTGGTACGATGGTTTTTGCACTAGGAGCTACCACAGCATCATTCGTTGCGGCTGCTGCTGTTACGCTTGCGGATGGAGATATTCTCATGGTTACGGCACCAGCATCGGCAGATGCTACGCTGGCTAATGTCGGGTTTAATCTTGCTGGAAGTGTAACTCCATGATAGGAATAACATCAGGATTCGCTAAACGTAAAAAGTACGTTGGTGGAATTTATTCATGCGATGGATCAGACATACCTGCTACTGATGATCGTGGGACTGTTCAATACCAAGGGCCAAGCGACACAATTTTAACAATCCCTGACACAACTGTAACTTACACAATTGTTGGAAAAGCAAATTGTGGAAATAGAACGAAAGACATTCGTAGGATAACTACTAGAACATACTCTCTAGCCAACCAAGAAATAAATTATGCTACCGGAACAAGCCCATATTTCGCATCATTCGACAGCGTTACAAATTCAATTTGGATTACAAATTATAACTCAAACACGGTCAGCAAAATAAATATAGTCAATGGAACTAAAACAGATTATGCGACAGGAGTAAATCCTTATGGAATAGCATTCGACAGTGTCACAAATTCTGTTTGGGTTGCTAACGATGGATCAAATACAGTAAGTAAAATAAATATAAATGACGGAACTAAAACAGATTACGCAACGCAAATAAAACCTAATGGAATAGCATTTGACAGCGTCACAAATTCAATTTGGGTTGCTAATGCCACATCAAACACGGTTAGTAAGGTAAATATAACCACTGGAACTAAAACAGATTATGCGACAGGATCTGGGCCAAGAGGTGTGGCATTTGATAACGTAACAAATTCAATTTGGGTTGCTAATTTTAGCTCAGGAACTGTCAGTAAAATAAATATAGTCAATGGAACTAAAACAGATTATGCGACAGGAGTAAATCCTTATGGAATAGCATTCGACAGTGTCACAAATTCAATTTGGGTAACTAATACAACATCAAACACGGTCAGCAAAATAAATATAACGACTGGTACGAAGGTTGACTATGCAACAGGATCTGGGCCAAGAGGTGTGGCATTAGACAGCGTTACAAATTCGGTTTGGGTTGCTAATGCCACATCAAACACTGTCAGCAAGGTAAATATAACAACTGGCACTAAAACAGATTATGCAACAGGAACGCTTCCTCAAGGGGTAGCATTTGATAACGTAACAAATTCAATTTGGGTTGCTAATTTTAGTTCTAATACGGTTAGCAAAATAAATATAAATGACGGAACGTGGCATTATTTATACGTTCAAGAAGTCTGGACATTTGATCTAATATGAGCTTATCTCCACCACCATCACGAGAAAAACTCCCCGTATCGAACGGCTGGGCCACCATGCCTACTGTTTGGATTCGTTGGTTCACGGAACTTGCGAATCAGGCAGTATCTGCTGCCACTTCTGCTATTACTTGGGGGTCTATAGACAAGACAGGATCGAGCATTGCCAGCATCGAACAGAGAAATCATAACGACCTGCAAAACATCGACACGGACGATCACGCTCACTTGTATCTTGCAGACAGGAATAATCTTGTTAGAGGTGAAGTAACAACTTTGCATAAGCACACGCACAACGTACAGGATGGACTCCAAGGAGGAACTACTGACGAGTATTACCACAATACTGCGCATGAGGATGCTCTGACAGACATTATTGATACGCAATGGTCAACAGGAATTCTAGGTGATGGTGGGATTATTACTGATGGCGGCTCTGGAACTGTAAATATTGCTGCGCGTTCAGTAATGATTAGGTCAACGGATAGCGACGTAGCAGATATAAATAAATACTCTGTTTCTGCTGCAACTGGACAAGCATTAACCGACCTTGTAGATAATCTGATATACGTCGAATATAACTCCGGCGTACCACAATATATAGTATCACTCACGGTTAGATCAGACACGAATACCAATGTTCTTGTTGGTAAAGTATATCGCAACGGGACTACTGTTCACATATTCAATGAATCTGTTGTAAGGGCTAACGATAATATCCGCAGACTTTCAAGAAGATTTGTAGAGGCGATCCCTTTCCAGCGAGTAGAAGGGGCTATTCTATCCGAGACAGGCACTAGGAATATTTCGGTGACGGCGGGTATATGGTGGGAATGTTCAAATAGGTTCACAACGAACGCATTGAACACCGCCGTATCTGGAACATTCACAAATATCTATAGTGATGGTGTAGGTGGGTGGACAGAGCAAACTGCGCAAACACAAATAGACAACACGTACTACGATGACGGGTCAGGAACTTTAGCAGCATTAACGGTAAACCGTTATGCAGTACGATGGATATACATAGAATCTGATGGTGATATTGTAGTTAGTTATGGAACAGGAGACCACGTATTAGAAGCATCTGCAAACACAGAAGCCGAGCCAGTTAGGCCGCATAGGATAGAAGCTACAGGAAGGATTATTGGGAAGATTGTCATTCGGCAAGGTGCTGCTACATTTACCAGCATTGCTAATGCATTCGATCCATCATTTGAATTTGTTGCTCCGAATAATCACAACGCTCTTTCTAATCTGCAAGGAGGACAGGCTGGAGAGTATTACCATTTAACTAATGCACAAAATACAGATTTAACTGATGGTGGTAACACGATATTACACAAGCATGACATATACCAAGAAAAAGCCGCAGGCGAGCCTCAGGGTTTTTCAGATAGGACTGAGGTAACTTTGACATGGGTTGATGCAACAAGAACATTGACAATAACACCAGTTGTAGCTTCGTACACCATATGGTCTGATGGAACAAAATATGTAAAAACAATAGCTGAATCTATCGTAATACCAAATACTCAGGGAAGTTGCTGGGTTTATTACGACTCGACAGGAACACTGGTATCAAGCACTACTTTTGACGTTGGAATTATTAATCGCTACGCTTTCGTTGCATCTATAGAATGGAACGCAACTGCTGGCTATGCTGTTCCGGACGCTTTAATTGAGTTGCACGGTATAGAGATGCCAGCCGATGTGCATAACTATCTTCATAACACAAGGGGTACAGTATACGAGAGTGGGTTAGCCGCTACTGTTGTTCCTGATGGTGATGGGTCTTTGCTGTTGCATGCACAAGTGTCTGCTGTTTCTGGGATTATTTGGGATGAAGATATAAATCACACAATAACTTCCAGATCGGTTGCAGACAATATACCAGTGTTGTACAGACTTGGTGCGTCTGCTGTATGGACTTATGACGAAACATCAAGCGCAATAGTTAGAGCAACAGGTACAGGTAGAGCTGCATTTAATGAGTTCACTGGCGGAGCATGGCAATTAACTGAGGTGCCAAACGGTGATTATGTTATGGCGCACTTGTACGCCATCCCTGGTATAAATAAAAAATGGATGATCGTAATGGGGCAATCATCCTACAATACATTGGTAGCAGCTAGGGCCGCAGCGAATACTGAGCTTGTTGGAATAACTGGTTTGCCAGTTGTTGAATTTAAAGCGGTTGCGACGATTGTTTTACAGACAAGCAACACTTACACTAATGCTGTTAAATCAAGAATACGAACATCAGACACTGGTGAGGACTACATTGATTGGAGAAGTTCAGTCCCTACAGGTAGCGCTCCGTCTTATTCGCATGATAGTTTATCAGGGATAAACATTGGAGATATTCAACATTTTTCAGCAACTGAAAAAACTGACCTAACAGATGCTGGAGATTCAGCACTTCACTATCACGCAACAGATCGAGATTTAGCAAATGCTACTGGTACTCTTGCGATTGGCAGTGGAGGAACAGGACAAGCAACTGCAACCGCTGCATTCGATGCTTTAGCTCCTACTACTACTCAAGGAGACATTATCTACCATAACGGAACAGATAATGTCAGGTTGCCAAAAGGAACTGCTGGTCAAATATTGGTTATGAATGCTGGTGCTACGGCTCCAGAATGGCAGGCTAAATTGATTGGATACACTGTTGCTACTCTACCTGCTGGAACTGTTGGAGATCGGGCCTATGCAACGGATTTGTTGACCCCCACATATGGCTCAGTAGCCACTGGAGGTGGCGCTGTTAAATTGCCTGTGTTTTTTGATGGAACAAATTGGGTAACGGCTTAATCTATGATGTTTAATCTAGCAAATTCACCATATAATTCTTTGGCGGCAGAGTTGTACGCTTCGCCAGCCTCTTTTTCAGATAGAGCAATTTTTTTCATAAGTAAAATTATATCAAAGTGTGTAACAAAAGGCAAATCTCCAGCAATAAACAGAAATGCTACTATATGGGTATCTGGTTGATGGCACTAGAATGTGGTAATATTCTAATATAACAGCAAGCATTCACTTTTAAGGAGATGAACATGAGAATTGATGAAAATGTAGGAAGACCGCAATCAGCAGCTACACAACAGATTGCCTACACTGGCGCAGCCGCACCTACCACCGCTTTGACTGATGAGCGTGTATTCCGCGTTGTTACATCTACAGATGCATTTATCAGAATAGGCGCTTCTGCTGTTGCTGTGGCTACGACTGACATGTTTGTACCTGCATACACTCCAGAATATTTCTTTGTGCCAAAAGGGTACGTGATAAGTGCTATTCGATCATCCACATCTGGAACTATGTACGCCACTCCTATGGAGTAATCATGATAGTAAAACCCGGAACATTTAGACTTAAACGCTCTCTGGATAACCAGATGGCTATGCTATTTGTGAACGGCCTTGAAGGCGGCCTATACGACGCATATCTGCCGACACTATGGGACACCTCTACCGGAGTAGCGCAAGTAGACGCGACTGAAGACCCAGTAGGCTTGTGGGCTGATCGTAGGCTTGGGATGGCATTGGGGCAGGAGTTGATTACGCTTGCGGCTGATCGTGAGTTTTCTTCCGATACTGGGTATTGGACGAAAGGCGCTGGATGGACGATTAGCGGCGGAGTTGCAAACGCGAATATAACCACGGGGCAATTGACTGCAAACTTAGGACTTGCGGCCAGTAAAACATACCAGATCACTGTAACAGTGACCAGAACGTCAGGCACACTGCGCGTTAACCCTGGCGGGTTTACGCCAGTTGATTTTACAACTTCCGGAACTCATACTTTCCGGGCAAATACCGGCGCATCTGGCACACCAACGCTGTTCTTTCTTGCAGTTACATCGTTTGTCGGAACGATAGACAACATCTCCGTCAAACTCCTAGACGGCAACCACTTAATTCAAGCCACCGCAGCAGCAAGGCCGACTTACCGTGTCGATGCAAACGGACGGCCATATATCGCAATCCTCGGCACAGACGACAACGTAACGAGTGCAACAGGTGGCGGTGGTACGACTGGCTTTTATGTCGGGGCCGCGATAGTCGTCGCTGGAGGTGCAGGAACTGCGCGAGAGATATATTCAGATTCTGGAACAAATACAGGAATCCATGTCGAGATCGACGCATCCAACAAACTGAGCATGAGTGCTGGTAATGGTGTCGCATTTACCACGCTTGCATCGACTGCAACTGTGGACGTTGGAACGAAATATATTCTTGAAGCATACATCGCAGGCGGAGTGATGTATGTGCAGATCAACGGTGGAACAGCAGAAAGTGTAGCGGCCCCCACGATCACCGCTGGAACTGCTGGATTTACAATCGGCAAGGATAATTTGCTCGCCAGTGACTTTATGATCGGCAACCTGTATTCACTGATATATGCGAAGAATACAGGGCTTACTGAAGCGCAGCGCGCAACGAACCGCGCTTACCTTCGATCAAAGATAGGATTGTAACATGACCATAAACCGCACAGTAATAGTAACCTCTGCGAATGCTCCACTGGCTCGCGCTCTTGCTGCTGGACTATCTGCTGGTGGAGTCGGTATGTTCGAGTCTCCATTGCCTCCAGAGTCAGCCAATCCAACGCACTACATCAGCTCAGGGCAGATTGACGCAGTATTCGACGCGATGCTCCCGCTCGAAGGTTCAAGCCAAGCGGTGAAGGATGCAGCCGCAGACCTGATGTTCACCGCAGCTGGTGGACTTGCTACGCTGGCTGAGTGCAAGAATCTGATTGATACCTCTATCGTGGTTGATTGCGATGTGGAAAGTGCGGAGGCTACTTGCGCTCGGTTTGGCTTGCTCTAATACTCAGTTTCCCGGCGTATGGTTGGGAAAATCAGGACAAGTACCTGATGACTTCGTTTATCGCAATGCAAGCTATAGACGTAAAGCAGACAGATAAGGTTTTAAGGCTCGGAGGCAGTGAATTGAACCAAGTGTACGGAGACCGACCTTCAGTAGCAAAATTGGTAGGTTACAAGTCAATCGGCACTGGTTTGGTGTATTGGATTGCTGACAGTGATAAATATAGCAGGACTGAGGTATTAGTAGCCGCGAACATAGTTCAATTTTTAGCCATACGGCATAACTATTTTTATGTGCAATTCGGTTTTTAGTGTAAAATAACCGTATTAATTAAAGGAGAATATCATGGCAGGATATGGAAAGACACCATCACGCAGGAATAAAAACGACCGCGCACCGAAGAGAAAATGATTCCTGTTGAACTAACATTCGTTGTATTTTCACTGTTGGCGATATTCACATCGTCAAGAACATATTTCATTCTTGCTTTATTCTCATTGCTCAACGTGTATTTATTTCAGTACACCTCAGAGACAGATATTCATCTTCTGGATACTTACTCAACCATTGACTTTGCTGCTGGTGTGGCAATCATTTTGTTTGGTGATATTCACAGGGTTTACCAGTCTTTCTTTTTGGCTTTGATGATTCTTTGCCATGCTTTGATGGAACAGGCATTGCAGATTGATTTTTACTACAACATTTCAGTGGCACTTTATGAGAACTTGATCGCAGCATTTTTGATAGCACAGATGATGGGGGTATTTCGTGGAACTAATTATTTACATAGCCCCCGTCGTGATCTTTGGAAAGTTCATCGTTTTGGTAATTTTAATCATCATCAAAGTGATCAAGTTGAGGAAACAAAATGAGTCCCGTTAACATTAATCAATTAACGTATGTGTCAGGTGGAGCGTCATTAAGCTCTGGACTTTTAACATGGCTAGGTGAAAACGCTAGTGCGATTGGTGTGCTTATTTCAGGCGCGACATTTTTTGCTTTCCTGATATTTTCGTACCTGAATTATTTGATTAGCAAACGGAACATAGTACACAAAGAAACAATCAAGCGCGACGTTATCGAGGCATTAATTGACAAGGCCGAACATCACGAAAAAGAAGTCATACTTAGGGTGGCGCACAAATGATCTCAATATCTGATTACTTCGGGAAGTATGGTAAGTCTCATAAAGACGTAACGCCTCCAAGGTACGCCGCAGCACAGATATTACTTCTGAAAGTCAACAAGCTGATGCAGATCGCTATTGATGACGGTGTGGAGTTTCCAATCAATCCAAAAACAAAGAGCCAAGTTGCCGGAGAGACTAACGGTGGATTCAGGCCGCAAGATTGTACAATAGGCGCTCCTCTCTCTGCACACAAAATATGCCAAGCTGTAGACCTATACGACCCTAAAGGCGAGATTGACGACTGGCTTACAAGTTCACCAGTTGCAAGAGAAGCTATCAAAGAACTTGATATGTATTTCGAAGATAAATCAGCAACAGTTGGATGGTCTCACTGGTCAACAAAAGCACCGAAGTCAGGACGCAGATTTTTTCTACCATAGGAGTTGAAATGAAATACTTTGGACTTAAATTCTGGCTGTTCGACAAGTTGCAAAACTTCAAATCAGATTTGAAGCGTTGGCATACATCATGGACGATATGGATTAACGGTGTTACAGGATCACTGATAACCGCATTCCTTTCCTTTCCAGCTGATGCAGTAATCGCTTTCATGCCACAACTTGAACCATACGTATCAAGCGAACTTTTCCGCACTGCTATGGCGATTCTGCTGGCATACAACTTCATCAATACGGCCCTTCGCTTCAAGACGACTAAAGCACTACGCAATAAATGACAAGCTGTGCACATAAAAAATAAAACTCTGCTGATAGTTGACGACCAGACGCTAATGCGCGCCGGTCTTAAATCTATTCTAACTCCAGACATTGAGATTGTCGGGGAGGCTGTTGATGGAATGGAGGCAATCAAAGCGGTAATTAAATATCAGCCTGACATTGTTCTGATGGACATATCAATGCCTAATATCAACGGTATTGAAGCGATGATTGAGATTAAGAAACAATTTCAATCGGTGAAAGTCTTGATGCTGACAGTTAATAGCACAGACGAGAAAATAGCAGATAGCATAAAGCACGGTGCTGATGGATACTTGCTGAAGAACGCTACCGGAGAAGAGCTACTTACAGCCATAAAAGTGGTCCTGTCAGGAAAGAAATACATAAGCCCTGGTGTATCTGATAAAGTAATCAACTTTGTAGGAAAAGAATATACAGCTAGTTTATTGACTCACAAAGAGAGGCAGATAGTTAAGCTGGTTTCCGAAGGAAAAAAGAACAAAGAGATTGCGCATATGCTGTGCATTAGTACAAAGACAGTAGAGAAACATCGATCAAATTTAATGAAAAAACTTGATATACACAATGCCGTTGATCTAACTGTATATGCCATGAATAATGGGATTCTGTGAAATGAACTATCTATACGGAATAATCGCTGCACTGCTTATACTGGCCGGAATCGAGCAATATGGAGAGCATCGAGTACAAGCAAAGTGGGACTTGGAGCGTGCGCGTAATGAGGCTGTAGCCAAGCAAGAGGCAGAACGTGACAAACAGGCTGGAATAGCGGCTGAAGAACAACGTAAAAAGGATATTGAAAATGCTAAATCTGAAGGTGGTCGTATCGTTCTTAATAATTGGCTTCGTAAGCACGGCTTGCTGCCCGATGGCTCTGCGGTGTCAGGCTCCGATAGTGATAAAACCAACTGTACCTGCAATCCTGATGACACCGCCGATCAATCAGGAGCTGGCGAACGAATTGCGGAACTTGCAGAAGGATGCGCACTAGACGCTCTTCACGTTCTACAGTGGCAAGAATGGGCTATTCGTGAAGGAATTAAAAGCAAATAACTGCTGAGATTATTGTTTCGGCATCGACGCGCTTATAACAGCACCGCCTGTAATCTCCATCGTGGGCATACACCACGCCTGCGACAATCCCAGCAGTTATTTACTCTAAAGCCTTAATCCAACTGAATAGCAGATAGATCGCAATAAATCATGATGGAAGTAAAATCCAGTATAGCTCCATAATTAACTCCTAATAAGGTGTAAAACTGCCTTAATCCCAGATTAGACACCTATGGAGCCTATACCACGTTAGCCATCACAGCGTTTCCGCGCCTGCTCCGAACTTCTTGTTCTCAGCCGCGTCGCGCTTGTGCCGCGCTCGTCTTTCTGCGGCAGTCTCCTTGCGCCGATCTACGACCTCAATGTTTAGGCCGCCCCAGGATATGGTGGATTTATCTGCAACTAGCGGAATTCAGCATCCCCAATCACGATGCCGATACCCTTGGCATAGACTTCCTAAGTCCAGCAAGGATACGAGACATCCCGATGCGAGACTTCCACGGCTTCCCGTCAACATGCACGGCAAAACAATCAATCCGGTCTGTGCGGTACAGGTCTA